CAGCTAATTGGTCTGAGTGGCTTGACGCTTTCAATCAAGTGCATAATTCTGGCATAACAACTTCAGTTGGTAAAATTAAGGTTGAGATAGATGAGTAAAGGTAAAAGAAAATCTAAAAGAAGTTGCTAGAGTAGAAGGTGAGCCTTTACCTGAAGATTTTTTAAAGCGTTTAGAACTTAGAACAAAAATTAGTTCTGGTAAAACACAACAAGAAATTGATACTCAAATATTTATAGACAAAAAGTCATTAAAGAAAAAAGGTTTGCAAGATTTATATGACAGTATGCTACTTGGTACATTTCAAAGGACTAATCTTGATTTAATTAAGAGACTAGAAAACAAAACTAAGTTATCTAAAGCACAGCAAATGTTTTTAGAAACATTAAGAAAGCACGGTCAAAATACTTCTTTACTAAGGTTAGGGTTTTTATCTAAAGGAGTTAAGGATACTAATGTTAAGACTCATTTAAAAGAGTATGATAATTTATATAAAGTTATTAATGAACCAAGTAAACAAGAAAAGGATATGGTAGATGAAGTTGCTAAAGGTGATGAGAAGCATAGGTCCTCTAGTTATTTAAGTGAGCTTGGTAAACCTGTTGAGGGAAAAGTTATAGAATCATCTGATTTATCTGAAGCTGATAGATTTTATATGGACCAGATAGAACCATTTAAAAATCTACAAAAAGGTGATGTAAAAGATAAAGAATTATTAGAAGTTGGTATGAAAATAAAAGGTCATATGCAACATTATCACAATATGGACACAAGAGCATTTAACGGTTTGTTTCGTAATATGTTCCAAAAAAATATTAACCAAGCTAATAAGCAAGACTTAATGAACTTTGAAAGATTTTTAAGTGATATGCGTAAAGGTAGTACTTGGACTAGAATGATGAGTTGGTTAAAGGGTGGTCCAGATAAACGACCTGAAATTGAAAGAAGATATTGGAATAGATTTCCTGAAGCTAATCAAAGAGAATGGTTAAAGTATCCCGGTATGGTTAAGTGGGCTAAAGATGTAGCTCCATACAAAGATAGATTTAATAA